TCTAAATAACCTTTCTCGCCAACGACTAATTCGCCTTCGACTTTTTTACCCAGAAGTTCATCAGAGTTTTTCATTGATGCTACTCCCATTGCATTTAGCATTTTCATTAATGACTCTCTGCCTATCTCAACAGGCTTGTCATTATTATGTGCCATTGTGAACGCATGACTAACTTTTATAATCTCGCCCTCTACATCAAAGTGAATCTTTAAAGCCTTCCAACCGTTCTTACCCTCAATCATTTCTGACCCAGCATATTCAAAGTTGTATCTTCCAGGCTTTACCCTATCTCCACCGCCAGAGCTTTCTCCGACTTCTATTTTATCCAAACCAAATTCTGTTAAATCCATGTTATTACCTCCGTAAAATTTAACAATTAATAATTAATTACCCAGGGTCGTATTCCTCGTAATCATCTGCTCGACTTATTTCTTCTTCAAGGGCATCAACAACATCTGCTAAGACTCTGTTTGCACCTAACGGGAGAATAAGGTCATCATCTCCGTTTTTATCCATACAATCTTCAACTAAAATTTTAGCTTTACGCATAAAGTAGATTAGTTTTTCTTGTGGAGTTGCCATTATTTCGCAATCAGTTTACCAATTTCAGTCCACGTCTTTTCAGCTCTAACTATAAAGTCATCACCTTCTTCTACGACTGAGATTTGTTCTGGTAATCCGTATCTGTTTTTGGCTACACAAGCTGGGGATTCAGTTGTCACTAATATCCTTCCAGATTGAACAGTCTTACTTGTTAGTCCTTTACTACCTTGAACTTTTACAGTTCCTTTTTTGTAGTTTAGGAATAAACACATATCACTTGCCTCAAGTACCAAGGCACTTGCTGCTTTGTGCATTTTAAGTTCATGCCTATCGTATGCTTCTGTAGATGGATCGTGAAATGCTTTGATTTGGTTATGAGCAATCATAACGATACGCATTTTCTTTTCGTTTCTTAATATATTTACTAAATCAAGAACCTCTCTCCAATACTTCAACGCTTCTGCATAACCACGACCATAACCAAAAGATTCTATTGATGGTTGTTTGTGTGCTTCACAAGTCTTTGCATGTATTAGTGGTTCTAACCAATCTAAACTATCAATAACTAAAGTGTTGTATTCAAGTTCATCTGCATCAACTAAAGATTTTAGATAACCATGAAAAGTATCGTAGTCTTTTGATAACGGAAAATGAGGTATATCTCTGTTGTTAGTTAAGATTCCCAAACCTTCTTCTGTTTGCAAGACAACAGGATTTTTACTTCCTACTGCCAGTGTTGTCTTACCTAACCCAGAAGGACCATAGATAATTACAATACTTGGTTTAGCTTTTGCTTTCTTTTGTATCGCTGCTAAAGACATTAGTTAATCTCCTTAGTAACGCCATCTATCTTGATAGGCTTTTTATATGGCGGTAATTCTTTTTCTAACTTCTCTAAAGTGTTAGCTACATTTTTTCTTACCGCTTCCATGTGGTGAACAGTTTTAGTCGCTAATTGATAAGCTTCCATCAACTGCTTCTCTGCTCCTAAGTCTCTGCTGATTTCTTCCACCAAAGGCGCAGTTGCATCAGTTAAGTCTCTTTCATATATCTCTCTTGTATTTCCATCTTTATCTTGAAAACTTAAGAGAGGTTGTTCCTTCTTCTTTTCATTTACCATTTGTTTCCTCCAAGGATTTATAGGTTTCGCAAACTTCTTTGTGTGAACAGAATTTGCACCAATTTCCAGCATTAAAGCTAGGCTCTTCACCCATCGCTTCATCACAAGCTGGTTTTAGAATATTCAAACCCCAGTCAACTAAGTCGACTGCTTGAATATCCCAAGTTCGTATAGGCCCATCTTTATGAAAGGCTCTTTTGTTTGGTTGTACGATTGTCATTTCAATGACTGTATCTTCATTGCCCCATCGTGATAGGCAACCTAGGGCGTAGCACATCAGCTGTTCGTTCATCACAACATCTACCGCCCATGCACCAGACTTTAAATCGCCAACGACCATTCTATTACCTTCGCCAAGGATGACTGCGTCAGCAGTTCCCCAAAGGTTATCGTTTATATCTGGAGCGTTTACTTTTTCTTCTACAAGTAATTTACCGTTAAGTTCTTCAGTTCTTTTATTTATATAATCAACATAGATTTCTGCCATGTCGATGTCATCTTGTGTGATATCAAAACTAAAACCATCTACATCTACAGTTCTACCAAGATAATAGTCAGCTAATGTTATTCCCTCTAATCTGTTTTTAAGTAAGGCTTCTACCATTTCGTGAGTAGAAGTACCTCTGGCTGCTGCCATGCTACCTTTACGTTCTGCAACTGCATTTATCTTAGCACTAGCAGGGCAACGAATAATTCTATTTATACTACTAGGAGATAATATCGCGTGTGACAAGTCCGTACTCCTCTCTGATTAATGATGCAAATAATTCTGTAGAAATATTCATTGCAACATTGAAATCTTCCATTTCAAATAAATTATTTTTAAGTGCGTAAGTGTTAGCTATCATTACACGCCAGTCTGATCTGTCAGCTCTAAACCATAAGCATGGTAAGAGTCTTACCTTCCTTGCTTGTGTGGTTGTTTGTTCCCAGAAGTTTTTTAAGTCTCCTGGTGTAATGACTTTTCTTCTTTTAACTTCGATAGCAAAACCATCTAAGCCTAGTAAGTCGTGGCCACCACCGAATGTTTGTGAGTAGTTAACTTCTAATTGAATACCTAAGAGGTCTTTAATTTCATCAATAACTTCTCGCTCACCTCTGCGACCTTTGTTTCGTGCATTGACCAAACTACTCTCCGACTTGTGATGTTTCTTCTAGCTTTATGATTTCTTCAAACTTGTATCTGACTTGACCGCCTAGCTTTACATAAGATGGTCCTTTGCCATGTGAACGCCAGTTCTCTAAAGTTCTTGGAGACATTCCCCATCGCTCAGCAAGTTCGTTTTGATTTAAAAATATTTTTTCTTCCATGTTGTTTACCTATTACTGTGTGGATTATGTTATTCTACTCGAAGTAATTTTAATAAAGCAAGTGACTGAGCAAAAATAATAGAAATATTATTGAGATTAAAACTTCAGAAATAAATTACAGAAAAATTATCAATAAAATTTAATCATTAATTTGGAGGAATAAATGAGTATAGATAACGTAACTCCTGGAGAGTGGGACAGAGCTAGAATGAAAGCAACACAAAAACAAATTGGTGGAAGCCATTATAAAGATAAAGGTATTCAACCTTTAGAGTATGCGTATAGTAATGGACTAACGCCTAACTTAACCAATGTAGTTAAGTATGTGACTAGAGAGAAAGAAGATAGAGTGAAAGACTTAAGAAAAGCCATTCACTATATCGAACTAGAATTAGAAATGGTCTATGGTGTTGACCCAGAAGGTAATCCTTTAGATTAATTAGACATCATTATCTTGGTCATATAGTCAGATATTTCTTGATTATATATTGCTGCCTTTTGATCTCTTAGCTTTCTATATCTCTCCGTGGTTCTTGTACTAGAGTGGCCCATCATTCCAGATACGTCTTCTAGTTTCTCTATCTCACCACCTAGAGTACCAAAGTTATGTCTAAGGTCTTTAAACTGTAAATCTGGACAACCAGCAGCATCTCTAATAGCTCTCCATGTATGAAAAGGATATTTAACACCAAGGATATATTCATCCTTTTTTTCTAAACTATTAATAATCGCCATAGCTTGTTTTGATAATTGTATAACTCTATCCTCACCTTGATAATCAGTCTTATGGTTTTTTAATACTAGTTTATTGTCTTTTAAATCAGACCACTTGGCATTACCAATCTCGCTTACACATCTAGCACCAGTAAGTAAAACCAATCTTATGTACTTTATAGATTTTAAATGCCTGGGATGTATTTTAGCTTCTCTAATATTTATTTGTCTGTTTAGTTCTGCTAGTTCTTTATCTGTGATAGGTCTATTTCTTCTGTTTTCTGGGTGCGTAGGAACATATTTAGCTGGATTAAACTTAGTATAAGACAATGCTATAGCTAACTCATAAGTTGCCTTTATCTCTTGAACAACTCTATTGGCTTGATATTTAGCCCTCTTACTTACCTCTCTATGCAGTCTGGTTATGTCTCCAGTTTCTATACTTGTAAGAGATTCTCTTCCTAATGTTTTTCTAATATCGTTATTCCAAGACCTAACTATTTCTCCAACAAACTCTCCTTTGTCGTTTTTACTTACACATTTTTTACCACGGTTATATAGGTCTTCCAATCTCTCCTGGAATACATCATTAAGTGTTTCACTTTTCTTATTATTTAATGGATCAATACCTTGTGCAACTTCACCAAGTATTTGTTGTGCTTTGTTTCTTGCTACATTAATTGGTATGTCTCTAGTACCAAGAGTAAGTTCTCTCTTCCTTCCATTAATGCGATAGAAAACTCTATAAGTTTTTTCTGTGATTAATAAATTGTTTACCTTTGTATCTCTTTTATATCTAGCCATAACTCGTACCTCCAAGCAGAGTCGCCATATAGTCGACAGCTGGTGTCGAAATGGCGTGTATTTTAATTACCTATTTAGTAGATTATAAGTTGAATCTTGTAAAGAAAACAAGGGTTTTTAGGGAAATAATGTACAGTCAAGAAACTGTGTGATTGTTAAATTTCTGCCTGCGCTACCAGGCTGCGCTACTCCCCGACTAGGTGAATAAACACCAGAAATCAGCCATTTATTGCAGTTTTTTCAGTACCAGAAGTCGACTCATTTTTGCCTTGTCGACCATTAGTCGCCAAAATAATCGACTCCATAGCTTCTTTTAAACTATCAATAGAATTGGTTGATTTCATAATTTCGTCCTTTATCGTGATTTGTGTTGTTTGACAATCAGAAAAGGCTCTGAAGCATATAGTCTGGTATTTAAGATTAACCATTGCGATTATATCTATTTGATTTTTATTATAATGTCTTCCTTTTGTGGTAATGCCTTTGCGAATATCAAATCGCCAATTTTTATATTTAGATTCTATATGTGTGACTGTTTTAACTTGGCATCTATATAGTTTGTGTTTCCATTCAAAGATTACATCGGCATGGGATGTATGAGGCATTATTGTAACGGTGTCTGATTCTCTCGCCAGGACTGAGCAGGTTAAGTATTCGCCACTCCTACCTATTCGCTCCGTCTTGCGTGTCATGGTATGTCATGTTAGTTTAGTTAAGCAATCCTATTTGTTGTTGTAATGCTTGTGAACTACCCTCAGCTATTGGTTGAACTATTGACCCTGTAGCAACACCTACTGGCATTGGATTAACAACCCCTCTTCCAATCGCTGTTCCTAAGTTTGGTATATATTTTTGTAATATATTTTTAGCAAAACCTTTTTCAGCTACTTCTTTTCTAATTAGCTCTAATTTTTTTGGATCAGTTTCAATTAGCATTTTTGAAAGTTTATTTGCAGCGGCTATTGATGCTTCTTCAGAAGCACCAGCATAATCTGATTTAAACAAACCATAAATAAGACCAACTGGACTTAGGTTTTGTATGTCTCCTGGCTCAACAATTTTCTTAATTTGGCCAACAGCTTCAGCTCTACCGACAGTAGCACTATTACCAACTACAGTATTAGCTGTATCTTTGATTTGTATTTCATCATTTAATTTAGACATAAATTTATTAAATGATCTTGTGCCTTGAGGTGTTTGTGGAAAAGTAAGCCTTAATAATTTTTTATTTTTTGGTGTCTTTATAATATTGTAGGCAAGATTAGTTCCTCTGCCTGATGTTGCATCGAAAACAGATGACTCCATTTTATCTATAATAGTATTTATTACACCATTTCTAAATGCTAACTTTTCTGATTGAGACATTCTAGTAATCTCATCTGCTAGTTCGTCTACATTTGTGCTAGGTTTTAAAATATTTCTTCCAGTATCAAGAGCATCTAATATTGCAGATTTTTCAGCCCATTGATTTCTTGCTGATTTATATGCTGGATTACTAGAGTCTAAATAATCTAAAAATTCATTTTTAATTTGTGTATTTGCTCTTAATAATGTTTTACCAACACCACTTGTAGGTGATTTACTTGTATAGATAGAATCATCTAATCCAAGTTTTATGTAATGTAAAAATTTTGTATCAATGTCGGTTACTTCAGCACCTTTTTGAGTATATAGCTTTCCATTTTTACCAATAACCAAATTAGGTAATTTAACTTTTTGTGCATTTGCTATTTTATATGCTTTATTAAGTGCATCTTGCATAACATCTGTTTTCATTAAAGATGTTAATTCTGTTGTGGCTGGTACTTTTTTCTCAAATGCTTTTTGATACATTTTTTGACCAGAGCTTTTTCTAACTGCTTCTAAGGCTTTATAAGTATCAAAGTATGATCCTTGTTCACCAAAAACATCTGATAAATCACTTTTAATTCTATCTAATGCACCACCATTTCTTTTTAATAAAAAATCCATTGCTGTTTTTTTACCAGGACCAGGTAAAACATTTACCGCATCTAAGTAAGCTCTACTATTTGGGCCAATATCTGCTAAAGAAAATTCTTTTCCAGACCTTTCTAAAATATATTTAATAGCTTCATCTATATTTGTTTTGTCATATTCTAGTGCTTGTTTAACTAATTTAACCGCTTCTTTCTCTCCCTTCTTTGCAGGTGATTCAAAAGCACTTTTTATTGTTTTACCAATTTTAGCTACAGGTTTAGCAAGTAATGTTGTGGCTGCACCTGTTGTAGCAGCAAAGGGTGCTGTAATAGCTCCTTGTGTTAATTTGTCTTGTAACCCTTCTCCAGAACCAGCTCCATAAGCAAAACCAGAAGCTCCAGCTTTCATTGCTGTTGTTCCAACTTTTGCAGTAGATAATGGTGCTGAACCACCAAAGGTTGCTATAGCTGGTATTACAGCTCCACCCATTTCATAACCAAGTGATGTTAATGGATTTTCTTTTTGATATTGTTCTAATGCTTTTCTTTCTAAGTCTATACCTTCTTTCATTGTAAGATTAGGACTTAACGCACCTCTTAAACCACCTACTATTTCATCTTGAAAAGCAAAAGTTAAACCTGATCCAGTTGAAGCAACTGGTCCAGACATAACATTCCCTCTCCAACTGTTTTTGTCAGATGGGTCACCACCTTTATAAAGGTAAGCACCTTCTTTATCTTTAAAGGTGTAAATTTTTCCTATTTCGTATTCCATTAAAAAGGACTCTCTTCATCAGTTGTAATTACAGGACTGTTGTTAGCTTGGTTTAACAATAAATTATCATAAGCCTGTTGTAGACTATCTGAAGTATATAACTCAGGATTTGAATCCATATGTTTTTGAAAAGCAACATTTCTTTCCATTATTGTTGCTTGAGGATAGTTGATGTAAAACTGATTATCAAAATTAGCTTCATCTAATTTTCTTTGTTGTGAAAGTCTAAGACCAGCTATCATAATTCTATTACCAGCTTCAGACTTACTAAGTTCAATAGCACCTGTTTTTACAAAATCTAAATCTTTATCTGTTGGGTTTACACCAAGTTGTTTTACAAGAGGTAGGATAAGTTTTGTTGTTTCAGCTTGGAAGGCTTCTCTTCCAGCAATTTCTGGAACTTTGTAATCTTCTCCTATAATACTTTGACCAATTCTTTGAAGGCTTAAACCAACACTTGAACCAAAACCAGTATTAACACCTTTATTTAATAAATTATCAAGAGTATCTAAACTTGTATTAATTACTCTTGCATCTTTAGCTTCTGCTTGAACATTGTTGTAAGCATCAACCGCTGATTTTTGGAAACCGCTTATGCCAGTATTTATATTTGTGTCAGATTTTCTATCTTCCATAAATTTAGCATAATCTGGATTGGTTAAAGAATATTCAAATTCTTTAATAGATGACGGTAAAGAGCCTTTGTTATTTAATTTAATACCAGCATTTTGTCGGTCAACTATTCTTTTTTGATCTTCACTTAACAAATTATATTGTCTATCATAGGCTGCTTTCTGCTCTGCTTTTGCTCTAGCATTTTCTTTATCAATTTTTGTTTGTCTTATTTTATTTTGAGCTAAAGCTATTCTTTGTGAGTCACCACTACCTATAGCTGCTGCTACACCTAAAGAGTTAGCAAATCTTTCTAATCCTTCATTTCTAAATCTTTTTTTATCTTCATCAGATAAAGCTGCTATTTCTACAGGATTTGCATTAAATAAATTTCCGCCTTGACCAAGATTAGTAAAAGCATTTCCTACTTTATTACCAAAATTTGAAAATATATTTGCCATAATTATCTCCTATTAACCTTGTCCAAAACCAAAACCAGAAAAAATAGATGCTACCTGTCCTAACTGATCTAACGTTCCAGGTTTGTAACTATTAGATTGATTAGTCTGCGTAGGCAACGCACTAACACCTTGAGCCAATAGACCAAGTTGTTGTGGGCCGTAACCCAAGGCTCTCATAAACTCGCCATATCCAGCATCCATTCCAGCTTGTTGTAGTCCTTGTTGTTGTGAACCTATACCAGATAACATTCCTAAGTTTCTGTATTGGTCGCTTAATTGTCCGCCTAATAAACCAGATTGGAATTGTCGGTTTTGCATATCTCTGCTCATATCTTGTCCAGCCAAACTTGTCGCTTTGTCAAAGCCTTGTGAACGTAAGCTAGATGCAAGATTACCAGCTCTATCTGCAAAGTTTCTGTTTGTTTCTGATTCTAATATAGCTGAACGTGAACCACCAAATGCACCTCTTCCGATTGCTGCATCTTGGTCACTTTGTATTTGCATTTGTCTCCCTCTGTTCAAGTCAGCCATAGCATTATCTATAACTTGTTCTTGAAAAGGATTTTGGTATGCACTTATATCTGTGTCTAATAAACTTGGTGCGTCTTGGTTTGCTAAAGTATTAATTCTATCTCTTGGATTGAAGCCCATAGATTGATTAAACATTCCTCTTGTCGCATCGAAAGATTTTAATTGGTCTGGATTAAATCCAGCAACTCTTGCACCTGTATATGGAACAAAAGGTTGTCCAGCTATACCTTTAGCCTTACCATAAAGGTCTTGGTACATTGCCATTTGTTGGGGATCAGTTGTTGATTGTGTTACAGTTTTTCCTTTACTCATAATTCTTTTCTAACCAGATATTCTTGGTCAAAGCCAAGATGTTTTATTTTTCGTAGCCAGCCTTTACGACCACCACCATAAATTCTTTTGCATCCAAAATGTTTTGCAAATTGTTCAAAGCTAGGCATCATTGCTTCTAGCTCTCTGTAGTCACCACCACAGAATAATAAATTCATCACCTTTACTCTGGGGTATTCTACAAACTCTGTTATCATTACAGAGTTCTTACCAGGCCATATATGAAACATTCCTTGGCCTATTTTTTCTTTAATATCAGTTAAATTATACATATCTTGGTGCTTTAATGCACGAATAATATGGTGTTCTAACCTTTCAAACTCTACTTCCCAGTCTTCTTTAGACTGTTGTGGAGGTAGAGAGTGTTCCGTTGTCTGCGACACTAACTTTATATTTTGTTCCATTTGGACTCACCAATACTAACTCGGTAGCATCGCCACCATTTATTTGTATTCTTTCACCTTTATTAAAAGTAATACCTGTTTGATATTCTACTTCTGATATTAAATAATTTAAGTAATTTGTATCAAAACTTTCACCAGGTCTTGTAAGTGTTTTTCTTGCCACTATCTACGACCTCTGTTTCTTAAATCTAATCGTATATTACCAACCTGAAATTCTTGATTGGTTGTGCCAGTAACTTTCATACGAACTTGTCTGGCTGTAAATCTTGCATCGGTGTAACCATCACTATTAAAAGTAAAGTTACCAAAATTTGTTTCTGCTCCGAGTGGTGTAAATCTTCCTGTAAAACTTATAACAACACCAGGTAATGTATTTGCTTCTTCATCGGGTAGTATTTGATTACATTGCACATAGTTATCACCGTTACCTATTTCGATAGGTCCTGATTGTGCGTAGGGTACTGCTGCACCTAAATTCTCTGAATTGTTTAATGTAGTGCTATCGTGCTGGTAAACATTACCAAGTGAATCACATGCAATCGGGTAATCAAAGACACCTTGATCTATCCAACATCCTCTATCCATTTCACCGATTGACCAAACATTATCAACATAATTCCATATCACATATTTGTTTGGTGTTTGTTGTAATTCTCCTGTTGGGAAAAACCACCATATCTCATTAAAGTTAGAGTTATGACCACCGCAAGAAATACGTCTATATTGATATGTAAGATTATCAAAAACGGTATCACTTACATCACACTTAATTTCTTTAACCGAACCATCAAATACAAAGAAAGAGTTTTCACCCATCCATGCTAAAAAGTTACCAGCAGTAACAATAGTTCTTGGGCTTGCAGCTTTACAGTTAGTACCAGCATCTTGTATGCCGTATATAAAAGGAGAGCCTGTGTAATACATTCTTGCAATACCTGTATCGGTAAAGATAATGACATCTGTTTGCCATTTAATAGCACTTAATGCTGTACCGCCTGTTGGTATTTGTAAATCACCAGCAGTATTAGTTGCTGCTGCTGTCCATGTAGTGCTTGATTCTCTGGATGACCATTGCACCTTTCTTGGGTCGCCACCTGCTCCTAAAGCTACGACATGACGTTCATTGGTTACTAAAATACTAGAACAACCAGTAGGAGAATTTGCTAGTTGCGCTCCTATTGTAGAAGGTGACGAAGGCGACCATTTATAAATCTTGCCATCACTTGCACAACAGAAAAGCAAATCTTCACCAAAATTATCAAATGACCATGACTTAGCATCAAAGAATAATCCAGATTGACTTCTAGCATCGCCATAATCTTCTACATCGTAATGATATGCACCATATCCAAGTGGGTCAGTTGTTTGGTCAGAAACAAAACCAGAAGGAGTTATGTCATACCAATTTTCATCATGGTTGACATAAATCTTTTGTCTTGTTCCTACGGCTAAAACTTTTTTACCAGAATTGGTAATGTACGCAAACATTCCTGTAGGCGTACCTGTTAAAGCTGTACTTTTTATTTTTTCCCAACCGCCAATAGGTCGTAGAAAACCATTTTGAAAACGCACTAAATTACTATCAGTCCAACGCCCTTTATTAGCGTAGTCTGTTCCATTGGTGACTACTCCAGCGGGAGGTGTGACTGGTAGTAAAGGCATTATTAACTACCTATGGTTTTAGTTTCGCTTGTTGGATTGATTTGGTCAGCGATGTTGTTGTCTAAGCCTTCTTTCATGCTTGCGACTTCATCTTCGCCTATTCCGTCTATCACCCAACCACTTACTAAATCGTTAGTAAGATCAGCAAATGGTACAAAGTTTGTTATGTCATCTGCATTAACGCTGTGAGTGCCATAAGATGAAGCTGTGTAATCATTACCTTCAGCATCTTTTTGGTCGCTAACTGCGTTTAGTCTCCAGTGTACGTTGTAAACAACGTCTGAATGACTGTCGTGGTTTGGGTAAACATCTACTGTTTTACAATCCCACGTATATGTATTTGCCATTATTTATTCTCCAATGTTTGTACTCTTGTTTCAAGAGTTTCTATTTTTGTTATTGCTTCTTGTAAGGCTTTAATTGCCTTCATATATAGAACAGAGTATTTTACAGATTTAACAGTAACACCTTCTTTTGGTATTTCTTTAACACCTTCAATGTTTCCATCTTTATCAACAATATCTTCAAGTGTACCAAATTCTGAATTAGCTCTAATTTCACCTGTGCTTGGTATTGATTCAGAAACCAAACCATTCATTCCAGCTTCTTCTAAATCTTGAGCAATAACACCTATCATTGGTATATCTAAACCTTCTGCAACCTGATCTTTTCTTTTGTAATTTACAATTTTAAGATTTTTTATATCTTCCCATTGAGAATTTGCATCTGTAATATCTTGTTTAATTCTTTTATCTGATAGTGAGCCATAACTGTTATTAGTGTTTTTAACATCACCATCATTTTCAATTCTAAATGTTTCTGTTTGTGTTCCACCAACATCACTATAAAGTCTCATATTTTGAAAGTTAGCTGTTGAATTTGCAAAATATCCTTTATAAGTATTAGTTGTGTTGCTTTTGACTTCTAGTTGCCCATTCGTAGCAGTGGTTGTGCCAATTAAAACTATTCCGTTACTTTTAATTCTCATCCTCTCATTTGCTGGATAGCTGCCACCAAAGTTGCCAGTGCCGACATTAAATGTCATAGTGCCATAACTAAACATATTCGTTTGGTTACTGTTGGAATCATATTGAAGACCACCATCTCCCGCACCTGTTGAGCTTAATATTAAAGTAGCTTTACCTGAATTGTTAATAGGTTCAACTCTTGCTATTGTGTCGGCATCTCCTTTGCAATGAAATTCACTACTAGGACTGGTCGTACCAACACCCACCCTATTATCTGAAGAGTCTACAAATAAAGTTCCGCTATCCCAGTTTAAATCTCCTGTACCACCTGTAAGAGCTGTAAGCGTACCAAGACTTGTAATATTAGGTTGAGCTGCTGTAGATAAAGTTCCTGCTAAAGTTCCGCCTGTAACAGTGCCAGTTGTAGTGATTGCAGAAGAACCCACATTAATACTTCCAAAACCAGATGTAATTGAACCGCCATTTAATGCACCAACACTTGTTATGTTTGTTTGTGCTGCTGTG